TCAGCAAGTGATCGCGCAGGTGCTGAGCCATCGGGTACAGGTATGTTTTCACCACGGCCGGATTGGCACCAAACAACGGCGACTTCAAAAACGCCAGGTGCGTTTGGATGTGCGCGATGTGGTCCTGCTTTGGCAGCACGTAAACAGGGCGGCCAAGCGAGGCGGCCACGTTTTCACTGACCGGATCAACATCATCCTCGCCCGGCTGTGGGTTGAGCACGTCGCCAGGGCTGAGCTTCAGGTTGCGCAGGAACATTTCCTCGACCTTGCGCGCGTCGTACATTTGCGGAATGGCCGCTGCACGTTGCTGAACTGCCGTGACCTGTGCAAAGCGCTGGGCCTCGCTGAAAATGGCTGGGTCGCTGACGGGAATGACATCCATCGGGCCGTCGAAGTCCTCTGGCTTGACGTCAAGGCCGGCAGCATCCGCTTGAATGTCCTCTTCGGTCAGGTACGCGCTGTTGATTCGGTGCAGGATTTTGAACACCCGCTCCATCGAGTTGTGCAAGCGCGAGTGAATGGAGCTGAAAACAACCATGCCCTGCTCGATGAGCGCCAGCGTGGTACCAACGGGAGCGTTGGCGTTTTGATCGGACAGCTTCTCGAACGAGGTCTGCACCACGCCCTTGCCAGCATCCACCAGGAAGCCAAGCAGCTGGAACAGCGTTGGCGACGGTCCGTTGAACGGCAGCGCCATGGCCAGCTTGCGAATGTCGTCAACCAGAGCGCCGCCCTCGATCTCGACCACCTCGGTCGGCTGCAGGTTGATCGTCTGGCCGCCAGGCCCGCCCTTGAGCTTCAAGAGCGTAGGGATGTTTTGGATGTGCGCTGAGTCCAGCAACGCACGCAGCGCGCCGGTGGCTGCGCCCGACAGGCCGCCGATCATGTGGGTCAGGCCAATCGGGTATGCGCCGCGCCATGGCACAAACGGGAACTCAACAATCCACTCCAGCTCGCGGCGGCGATTGTCTTCGGGCTCCCAATTGCGGTACAGGCTCAGCGCCTGGCGCGTGGACTTGTCGATGCTGATGATGTACGGCTCCATGCCGTCACCGAAGTCCAAGTGTGTGTAAATCTCAAAGATCGTGCGCAGCCCGTCCTCGTTGTAGCTGGTGTCCTCGCGGCCCTCGATCTTGTCGTTAGCCTTGGTCGCACGGCTGAAATCGATTTGGTCAGGCGAGCCCAGGTCCACATCGATGTACATGCCAGCCTTGGCGCGGCGGTTGAACTCGGCCTTGGTCACATACTGCACGTGCGTTTTGCGCTCGGCAGAGTAAAAGTTGGTGGCCGCAAACGGCAGGTACATATCATCGATGGCGATGAACTCGGAGGTGGGGCGACGCCACTGAGGCGACCACATGAGCTTCAAGTACTGCCCACCACCCAAGGGTAGTTGTGTGGACATCTGCTCAAGCTCGCCACGGAACTCGGGCATCTGCTCGGTGGTCTGCCAGTTCATGAACTCAGTCTTGCGACGCGACTTGTCCAGCTTTTCCTTGTCCACGGTGCCCAGCACTTTGGACTTCACGGGGCCGGAAGGCGGGAACACCTCTTTCATGAAGCGGGCGCTGAAATCAACGCAAGCCTCGACCAGCATGGGGTGCACGACCTTGTTGGCACCTGAGAACTGAGCGCCGCCCGGGGCGTCGTCGCCCAAGCCCGTGCGACGCAGGCCTTCTTCATAAAGTTTGTCGCGCTTGGAGCGAGCGTCCTTGTCGCGCTCGATCTTGTCGAGCAGCTCAACAACGGCGTCGTCAAGCATGCCTTGGTCGACCTCTTCGACGATGTTGGCGAAGTGGGCCTTCTTGTCGGCCACGTCGCGGTCGTTCTTCATCCGAATGACCGCGCCACCGTCTTCGGTGTCCTCGACCTCCATCTCGTCGTCATCGGGCAACGACAGCGTCTCGCCGCGCTGCGCATCGTCGCTTGGGTTCTCGTCTTCGCCGTCGTTCAAGAGTTGATCTGCCATGGTGTTCAGCCCTGTTTTATGCCGCGTTCATTGCGTGGAGCTCGCCCACGATTGCGTCGATTCTAGCCGGGTCGAAGTCGTCTGTGGGGAAATTCGCACCACTTACTTGACCGCCAGCAGCGTAGCCAACACGGGGATCAGGGGTCGGCTTCTTGTTAAAAATTGATTTTGCTTGGTTTGGTTCAAATATGACATAAACGTCGGTTGGCTCCAAATCAAAAAAGTCGTCAGACTCGTCAATGTTTTTAAAAATAACACCGTCGTACTTTTCGTCTCTTGCAAAATCGGCAATTTTGTCTGAAGACATAAACATGTTGTCGCGCGGGTCTCCAAAAGGAACCCTATCCCAAGGCGCTCCATTGGCTTCAATCACAAGCGGCCTTTTCATTTTCAGGTGTGCTGGCGTAACAACTGAGTTGGGTATGTTTTCAACCCTTGTGGTCTTTGAAGAAAACATAGATGCAACATTTGGGTCCTTGGTAAACCATCCTTTTTTGATGATGTCGCCCTCGTCTTTTGTGGTGCCGCGATAAACGGTCAATGGCTCGCCTTCTGGTGTGGCGGCTTTTGAGCCGGCAAACCACTGCTTGAACTCGGGTGTGTATTTTTCGACAAGTTCTCCGATGTTCTTTGCTGCGGATTTTGCCGCCTTTACAGCGCCGCCAGCCTGGTACCCATGCACCTGGCCGCCACGGGAGAAGCCTTCTTCTTTGGAAATTGGCTTGATGGACTGCGGGTCCATCATGGCTCCGTTGATGAAGTTGGTTTGTTTTGTTGGGCTGTCGGGGAAGTACTGCTTTGCCGCGTCTTGCAAGTTTAGCCATTCACCTTCATCCGTGCGGTACAAGAACTCGGATGGCAAACGGTACTCGTCTCCAAATTTCACCAACCCCGTGTTTTGCAGATCACCAATCCTGCCCCAGTTCCCAGAGCGCACGAAGTCCTGCACCGCTGGCAAGTACTCAGCGTTGGGCGCGCGGTTGGCTTTGCCCTTGATCTGGACGATCTCGTCAGGCACGGCCTGTTGTTTGACGTATTGCTGAACGGCGGCCTCAAACTCCTCACGGGATGCGTCGGCGTATTGCTCAGACAACATTTCACGCACGTCATCCGGGAGGTCTTTCTCGGTGAGCTTGCGCCCGGGGCGCACCTCAATCGTCACATGCGGCTGCCCCTTCTTGTCGCGCAGGCTGTAAATCTTGGACCGGCCCTCGACCACGTCCGGGCAGTAGCCACCGACGCAGTGGCCCATGGTCTCGCCTTCGTATTTCAAAGCGTCGTCGAGGGCTTTGTAGGACTCATCGACATCGATTTCCTTTCTTGCCATAACTGATTCCATAAATTCTCTAACGTAATTATTGAACTCTGGTGTTCCCTCTTCGTGCCCCGCACCGTAAGCCATATCCTCACCAATTTCTCTAGCTTCATCAGCGTTCATTTCTGGCATTTCATCTTCCACAGGTCTTTTTACTTGGGTTTTCTTTCCCGTCTCCTTGGGCTGCCGTAGTTCCACCCACTTGAAACCTTGCTCGGGGTACTCTTTGACCAACTGCGTGGCGGGGCCCATGGATCGGGCCATGTCGGACTCGGCCTTTTGCGCCGCACGCCAGTCGTTGATCTTGGCCACGCGCTCGACCGCTTGGGGAACAGTGACCTTTTCCAGGTCTTGGTACTTCCAGAGCAGGTTCTCGGGCAGGCCTGACGCGGGGTTCACGGCGTTGCGCAGCTCGTCGGCGAGGTGGGTGAAACCGAGGTTTGATGCTGCGTCGGACTGCGACGGCAAATAAACGGGCGTCTCTGGGGGGACCTTGGCGAGCCAGGGCATCTGCTCGGCGTAGCCTTGCCGGAGAAGCTCACCGGCTGGCATCTTTCCAATCGTCACATCACTTGCATCCTCCCATGCCTTTGCCGCTTCGCTTTCGCCCATTGCTTGGTTCCCAGATTTCCTGCGAAGGTCTGAGGCCAAGTAACGATTAAGGCCGATCTGCTGGGGATCAACGTGCAAGACGCCACGCTCAGCCAGCGCCCTGATTGGGTCCTCCGGCGTGGCCATCTCGTTGCGCATGTACTTGCCCAGCTTGGTTTCGAGCCAGCGGTTCATGGCGAAATCGGGAGCGCTTAATTGCTCCGTTTTCCCACCACCAAGACTGCGCACGTAATCCGAAACCTGCCCAGCCTCATCACTGAGCCCGATCCACTCGTTTTTTGGCATCATTTCCGCAAGCTGACGGGTGGTTTGACCTGGTCTTGGTGCGGCCCGCATCGGCTCCACCGCACGCTCCACGCTTCCGGTCATCCAGTTGCCGCCCTTGGGTTTCACCACAT